CGCTGCGGATGCCGCCGGTATGGGGCTTGAAGAGACAACCGCGCTGCTGGGCGTTCTGGCAGAAAAAGGAATGAAAGGCGCTGCCGCGGGGGACGCGCTCAGCGCGATGTTGCGCCATGTTCAGACTCCGGATGCCATAAAAGCCGCGGGGGCGCTGGCTTCCGCTGCGGGTGATGGATCGCTTGATGAAAAACGCCAGCAGTTGCAGGGGGCAAAGGGCAGTACCGCGCTCGCGGCTTCCGTGCAGACCGATAATCTTGACGGCGATATCAACCGATTCCAGGCCGCGTGGAACGGGTTGAAGATTGATGTATTTGATAAAGCGGATGGCGCTCTGCGCAACCTGATAACAACCGCAACCGGCTGGCTTGGCACGGCCTCCCTTTGGGTGAATGCCAACCCTGAGCTGACGCAGACCCTCGCCAGCATCGTTGTCGGCGCGCAGGCGTTTGCTGGCGTGCTGGGTGGCGTAGGCACGGTCATCGGCCCGGTTCTGACGGGCGTCAATATGGTTATTACCGCGGCCGGGATGTTGGGAACGGTATTCAGCGTGGTGGGCGGCGCCATCATGACGGTGCTGGGCGCGCTTAGCTGGCCGGTGATTGCCCTTGGCGCGGCGATTGCTGCCGGAGCCTTACTGATTTTTAAATACTGGGAGCCCATCAGCGCCTTCTTTGGCGGGGTGATGGAAGGGCTTTCGACGGCTTTCGCACCGCTGGGGGCGCTGTTCTCACCGGTGATGGCGGTGTTTGACTCTATCTCGGAGAAGCTGGGCGGTATCTGGCAATGGTTCACCGACTTGATTACGCCGATCAAGGCGACGCAGGAAACGCTGGATGGCTGTAAAAACGCTGGCGTGATTTTTGGTCAGGCGCTGGGCGATGCGTTAATGGCACCGCTTGATCTCTTTAATAGCCTGAGCGGCAAGGCCAGCTGGCTGCTGGAGAAGCTCGGCATTATCAAAAACGACTCGGGCGATCTCGACGCCGCTGCGGCAAAAGCAGAAGCGGCATCCTCACCGTCGGGCAGCGCTTATATTCCAGGCGCGGGGATCTCTGGCGGCAGCCTGGGGTATCAGCCGACCATCGCTACTGGAGGACGCTCTTACGTCGATCAGAGTAAAAGCGAATATCACATCACGCTGCAGGGGGGCACGGCCTCCGGAACGGATCTGACGCGTCAAATCCGGGAGGAAATAGAAAACAGTGAACGTGATAAAGCGAGACAGCGGCAATCCAGCTTTATGTATGTTTGAGGAGAGAGAAAATGTTAATGGTGCTGGGTCTGTTTGTCTTTGAACGACGAACCTTACCGTATCAGTCAATGATATTCACAAAAGACTACCGCTGGGCATCCAGCGCTCGCATCGGGAAACCCAAAGCCTGGCAGTACCTTGGCGAAGGTGAGACATCCTTTAGCCTCTCCGGCTTACTTTACCCGGAACTCACGGGAGGGCGGCTTTCCCTCAAGGCGGTTGAGCTGATGGCAAATGAGGGGCGGGCATGGCCGCTGATAGACGGTACCGGCATCATTCACGGTATGTTTGTCATTGAGAAAGTCACGCACACGCATTCGGATTTTTACAGTGACGGTACCGCCCGAAAAATTGAGTTTACCCTGTCGCTAAAACGCGTGGACGAATCGCTGATGACGACGTTTGGCGACCTGCGAACGCAGGCCTCAGAGCTGGTGGAAAGCGCACGGAATAGCATTGGAGGGCTGGTGGGATGATCGCCGAAATGAATATCCGGGCGGGTGGGAAAATCGCCCCTGATTTTATGCTTAAGCTTGACGATCGTGATATCACGCAAAATTTCAGCCATCGTCTTATCAGCCTGACCATGACCGACAAACGGGGGCTGGAAGCCGATCAGCTGGATATTCTGCTGGATGATTCCGACGGGCTGCTGGACTTGCCTGCCCGGGGGGCAAGGCTGTCCTTATGGCTGGGATGGGAGGGAACCCCGCTCGAGGAGAAAGGGGACTTTACGATTGATGCGATTCATTTCCGGGGCGCGCCAGACACGCTGACCATCCGGGGATGCAGCGCAGATTTTCGTGGAAAGCTAAACGTGCGGCGCGAACAGTCGTGGCATGACACGACGATTGGCGCGATAGTCGATACCATCGCTCAGCGTAACCAGTTGACCGCCAGCGTCGCGTCGGGGCTTGCATCCCTCGCCATCTCTCATATTGACCAGTCTCAGGAGACAGACGCGGCGTTCCTCTCCCGCCTTGCTGAACGTAATGGAGCATTTGTTTCAATCAAAGCCGGGAAGATAATCTTTATGAAAGCGGGGCAGGCCGTGACGGCCAGCGGCACTCCGCTTTCCTTAATGATGATTGAACGTGGGGATGGCGATAAGCACCTTTTTTCCATAACTGACCGTGAAAATTATTCCGGCGTAACGGCCAAATGGCTGCAAACGCGTGACCCCAAACAACAAAATCCTCAATTGAGTATTAATCGTCAGTCCGGAGGGCAGCAGAAAGAAGCACTGCAGCACCCGGATGCTGCCGCACCGGTAGCGGGAGCAGCAGGCAAGGAGCAGAAACCGCAAGAGAGGCTGGTGGGATCGGCGGAAAACGTATTTGAGCTAACCACGGTTTATGCCTCTGAAGAGCAGGCGCTCAGGGCCGCAGAGGCTAAGTGGCGCGCGCTTCAGCGGGGAACCGTAGAGTTTTCCATCCAGCTTGCCCTGGGACGCGCCGATCTGTTCCCCGAAACGCCGGTGCTGGTAAACGGTTTTAAACGCGTCATCGACGAGCAGGCGTGGATCATCAGCGAGGTGGTGCATACCCTCAACGATAGCGGATTTACCACGCAGCTTAAGCTTGAGCTGAACGTCAGCGACGAAAAATTTACTGTTGATAGTGAGTAATGTAGTTGCTATTGGTTTTATTTTGGGTATTATTGATTCACAAAATGTGAATCAAGTGGAGGGGTACATGTTTCATTGTCCTAAGTGCAAGCACTCTGCGCATGCGCGTACCAGTCGCTATCTAAGTGAAAATACCAAAGAGCGCTATCACCAGTGCACCAATGTGGACTGCAGCTGTACGTTCGTGACGATGGAGTCCGTGGAGCGCCTGATTGCGACCCCTGGTGCCTCTGAGCGTGTCCGAACGGCTTCGCTGAACCACGGTTAGCTGCTCAAAAAAACCAATAAAAAAGCCACTCAGTCGAGTGGCTTAATCATATGATTCTAAAAACAAAATTTGGTGGCCCCTGCTGGACTTGAACCAGCGACCAAGCGATTATGAGTCCGAACTATATTTCAATAAAAACAATTATTTACTGTGAAATCAAGCGCATAGAATTTCGTATATTGTCGAAAAGTATTGCATAGTGGTGCGCTGTGCTGCCATTTTGCTGCCACCTATCAGGTTTAAAGGGTTGAGTTGAACCGCTTCTGTAAGGTGGTCAGGTGCAAAGTGAGCATAACGCATTGTGACTTTAATATCTGTATGTCCAAGGATGCGTTGTAAGACCAGAATATTGCCGCCGCCCATCATGAAATGGCTTGCAAAAGTATGTCGTAGAACATGTGAAAGCTGACCGTCTGGCAGCTCTATACCCGCGCGCTTAATTGCGCTCCTGAATGCTGAATAACATCCGGTAAAGAGTGGTTTGGAGGTTCGGTTTTTGGGTAGCAACTCGTACAGTTCATCACTGATTGGAACTGCGCGGTTTTTTTTACCTTTCGTTTTGATAAAAGTGATTTTGCCGGGGCTTATCTGTTTACCCGTTAATCCTTCCGCCTCTCCCCATCTTGCGCCGGTCGCAAGGCAGATTTTAACAATTGTGGTTAAATCCCCAGCTTTGCTTTTCTCGCATTCTTCAAGCAAGCGCGTCGCTTCCTCAACCGTCAGCCAGGCCAGTTCGACTTCTGCGATCTTAAACTCTCTGACGTTTTCGAGAGGGTTTGGCGCTGTCCAGTCATCAAGTCTTTTCAGTTCATTGAACATAGCCCGAAAGTAAGCCAGTTCGAGGTTTACCGTACGAGGAGTCACGGCCTTAACGCGATCAGAGCGGGTTATTTTTCCGCTTAACCGCTGTTCTCTATACGTTGAGAACAGTTTAGCGTTGAACTCAGTTGCAAGGGGATCACCCATAGCGAGACAGGCAAACTCCATTGCACCTTTGCGCTTTTCACCATCAGCAAGCGTCACACCATGGGCGTTATACCAGGCTGTAACCAAATCCCTAACACGGCGTTTGTCAGTTTTTTCACCCAGCCACGGCTTGTCCTGGGCTTGTTCCTTAACATGGCGCTCGAACGCCAGGGCTTCCCCCTTTGTGGCGAACTGGCGCCGGATGCGTTTCCCTTCGCGGCCGTTTGGGAAGACTTGCGCTTGCCACTTACCGTTACTTAATTTGCTTACTGCCATCGTTACACCTCTGGAAGTGGATAAAGCAGCGTAATCCAGTCGTATACGTTGATGACTTCGCCAGAGTCGCGGAGAACAATTTCTTGACCCTCAATCCTATCAATACGAAATGTGCGCAACTGTCTGCGTAAATGGCAATAACCAGTAATATGCACTTCATCTACTTCTTTCACATCGACTTCTCTGAAGCTTTTTTCGTTACAGGCATTGAGGTAACTAAAAGAAATAAGTTGATAGTTAGACGAATTCAACGATGCAGGAATTTGTATTGGTTGGTCTATCGCTGACTGCTCAGGCGCTGCATTGGAAGGTTTGGTCTTGTTATCAAAAAGTATTCCCATAGTTCCGAATAAAGCAAACCCGGTAAAAATATGAGCGGCAATGATATGTAAAGACCTGAATATAAAATAAAGGCCGATAAAAAATACAGCAACAATCATGCAATTAATTAAAGTGCTGTTTGTCTTTTTTTTATTTCCCAAATTCATTCCTACGATAACGCCGCAGATAATCATTAGGATTACTTCCATTGCTAAAAGCATCTATTAATCCATGAATTCTGTTTTACTGATGATTTTCCCCAATACTTTAACGTCTGTTACGGCACATTCAAAAGATGCCTTTCCATTCTCTATACGTACACGTCCAGCTGGAAAGCGATACACCTCACGGACACTGGCAATGCCATCGATCTCGATAAACCAGAAACCATCTACTAACTCGCCGTCATAGCTATCAGCCATATAGCTAATTTTGTCAGACGTCAAAATAAAAGGTGATTTCAATCCCTCAGGAATGGTTGAAACGTCAACTATCACGTCATTCTGGGTTGTTAAGTTCCCATTTGTGATGTCGATGCGTTTCAGATGGATGGAGCGGTCATCTCTGTTATCTACAAATTTGCTTCCAGAACCGGTGCTAAGCCAGATTAACGAAGCTCCCGTTTCAAGATGACAGACGATTACCCAATCCGCAGGGAAGGTATCACGCGCATACCTGTTAGCCATTGTGCTTTGAGACACGCCGAGCTGCCTGCAGAGGGTGATTCGAGTGGTAAATCCATACGCCTCAAGTATGCGGGCGATGACCTCTTTCCCACCGCGATTCTGTGCGATGCAATCTCGAATCAGGTTTAAATCATCCTGTTTTGCGAAGTTGTTTGTTGACATAATGGTTTTGTGATCCTAACATCTCGATTCAAGAAGTATTGAATAGCGTTAAACAGTGCTGAATAGTGAGTTCAGCGCTCAAACTGAGGAATAGTGCATCATGAGTCGACAACTTTCAATGCGGCCAAGCATCAACCTTGTGATATCTGAGCCATTCATCACGCTCGATGAGTTCTGCCGCCGTACAGGTTACAAGCCAAGCTATGCCCGCCAAATGATCCGTGAAAACCGACTTCCTATCAGGAAGAAGGCCGGAGTTAACAGCCTTATCGAAATAAACATGTTTGCTTTAACGATGGAAGCGGCTCAGGGCTGCGAAGTCACAATGCAAGCCTGATAGTTCCATTTTGGGATAAAAAAGGACTTACAACATGTTTGATTATCGCGTTTCCAAACATCCTCACTTTGATGAAGCCTGCCGCGTTTTCGCACTGCGCCACAACATGGCGAAGCTTGCAGACCAGACAGGAATGAAGGTCCAGACGCTGCGCAACAAGCTTAACCCTGAGCAGCCCCATCAGCTCACGCCGCCGGAAATCTGGCTGCTGACGGATATCACTGAGGACTCCACGCTGGTTGATGGTTTCCTAGCTCAAATTCATTGCCTGCCGTGCGTACCTACGAACGAAGTGGCAAAAGAAAAACTCCCGCATTACGTCATGAGCGCGACAGCTGAAATTGGTCGTGTGGCTGCCGGTGCTGTGTCGGGTGAAGTCGGGACAACAGCCGGGCGCCGCGATGTGATCAGCAGCATCAATTCTGTTACCCGCCTTATGGCGTTGGCTGCGATATCCATGCAGGCACGTCTGCAGGCTAACCCAGCGATGGCTAGCACTATTGATACGGTTACAGGTATCAGTGCGACTTTCGGGTTTATGTGAGGTGGTCATGCTGAAAAATGAACCTTCTTTTGCCTCGCTCCTGAAAAAGCAAAGTCCGGCAATGCACTACGGCCACGGCTGGATTGCAGGAGATAACGGCAAGCGCTGGCACCCATGCCGCGATCAGTCCGAATTATTAAACGGGCTGAAAACAAAAGCGGCTAAGCCGTCAGCTTTTTTAATTATTCGCATTGCTCGTTTGATTATTAAAGGAGTGAAACATGTCTCGTAATGAGCTGAGAATTATTCTGGGCGTGATCATCCCAAATATGGCGGAAGGTTTTGAAATTAAAACGCGTGACGGTGCTGTTTTGCGTGTCGATCCTGAATGGGAATGCTGCAAAGAATTTAAAGAAGGTTTGCAGGCTGAAATTATCAACCAAATTAAAAGTAAGCCCGTTCCGGTTGCCGGTTATATCTAATTTGACGCCTGCCTAATGCTCATAACGTGGGCATTGTGAAGACAGTCAACTAAAAATGAGGAAATAACAATGTTTGGAATCTTTAAAAAGAAAGCTCGTAAAGCCGTTGTAGAAGTTAAAAAAATGGAAAACCGCGACGCGGTAGAGGCCACTGTTTGGGGCGCCTATTCCATTGCGTACGCTGACGGAACCTGTGATGCGAAAGAAATCGGCGTGCTGGAAAAAACAATTTCAGCTCTGCCAGCCTTTGCGCCTTTTGCCGGTGAAATTGCGCAGATGAGCAGTAATATCCGCGCCCGTTATGAAGCATCACCGCGTAGCGCTAATGCTCAGGCTCTGCGTGAACTGGCGGATGTTGCGGGAACTGACGACGCGGTGAACGTGTTGTGCCTGTGTCTTGATATTGCTGACCAGGACGGTATCGGCAGCGAGGAAGAAGCGCAGCTTAAGAAAATTGCGCAGGCTCTCCAGTTGCCACTGGACCAGTACCTGTAATGGGAAAGCTGCGTTGTCTCATTATCTGTGTGCTGCTGTTTCTGGTTGTTGCAGTAGATTTCACGGGCCGTCTTATGTCGATGTTGGCTGATGGTGTTTTGGTAGCGGGGATTATTGCAGTAGCGCTCCCAATGTTTAAGAAAGCCTGATTCTTACAGCCCGCGTTGCGCGGACTATATCCGAGCAAATAACCCGTTTTTTTGGCGTAAACCCGCCGGGCATTTTTTTGCCTGAATTCTGAGGAAATGAATATGAAAAATTTGAAAACCCGCTCAACAAAAATTGGTCCAGACGATGCTGGCCTTTTCGTTTTGTTAAATGAAACGCGCCTGGATGAGCGCCGTTGCCGCGCTGATGCAATGGCGGCACGTCTGGATAGTCTGGCCGCGCTTATCGTTTCCCGTCAGTTGAGCTATGTCGAGGCGGCCGAATTGCTTCGCGTTGAAGCGGTACGCATCCAGAACGAAGCGCAGGAGCTGCACTAATGGCTGATTCGATGGACCTCGCCCAGCTGCGCGAACAGGAAGACCGTGAGCGCCATATCAACAATGCCCGTGCCAGAGTGCCGGGCGTTTACCGTGTTCTCTGTGCGGAGTGTGATGCTCCGATCCCGCCAGCTCGCCGCCGCGCTATTCCCGGTGTGCAGTGTTGCGTTACCTGTCAGGAAATCATTGAGCTTAAATGCAAGCACTACAACGGAGGCGTTGTATGAGCACTATTCTGAAATGGGCGGGAAACAAAACCGCAATTATGGCAGAACTGAAAAAACACCTTCCCGCTGGCCCGCGTCTGGTTGAACCTTTCGCGGGTTCCTGCGCAGTGATGATGGCAACAGACTATCCTCATTATCTTGTCGCAGATATCAATCCAGATTTAATTAATCTGTATCGTTCTATTGCAGAAGATACAGAAAACTTTATTAATCTTGCTAAGGCGGTTTTTGAAAGTTTTATTGTCGCTGAAAATTATTATCGTGTGCGTGAAGCGTTTAACCACGATCAGCAATTAGACCGACTGCACCGTGCTGTATATTTTCTTTATCTAAACCGCCATTGTTATCGTGGGTTATGCCGCTACAACCTAAGCGGTGTATTCAACGTCCCTTTCGGTAATTATAAAAAGCCTTATTTTCCTGAGAGTGAAATCCGCGCATTTGCTGAGAAAGCGAAGCGAGCCACCTTTGTTTGCGCTAACTACGAAGAAACGTTGTCTTTGTTGCAGACGGGCGATGTGATTTATTGCGACCCTCCTTATGACGGGACTTTTAGTAATTACCACACTGCCGGTTTTACAGAGGACGATCAGTATCGCCTGGCGTCTATTCTTGAGCGCCGCGCGTCAGAAGGTCATCCGGTCATAGTTTCAAACAGTGACACCTCACTTACTCGCTCCCTTTATCGGAATTTCACCCATCACCGCCTTACCGCAAACCGCAGTATGGGCGTTGCGGCTGGTGACAGTAAGTCTGCCGTGGAAATCATTGCTACCTCAAAATCGTGTCACTGGCTTGGATTTGATCCTGCAACCGGACCTGACTGCAGCGTGAATTATGAGGTGCAGGCGTGAGGGCAACGGCGTTTATTCGCGCTTACATTATGGGGTGTCAGAATGTCTGACACCGTTTTCCCCTACGCATGGAATGCCCCGCGCCCTGCAATCGGTGGTTTTAAGCAAGCCGATGCGGCGCCGGGGATCATGTATCTGACGCCGGACGGCAATCGCAAGCGTTTGTCGATTGCCGAACTGGCAGAAACGGATGAAGCACCAGACCGGGGCCGGGCGGTTCGTCGTCGCCTGGCTTCACTGCCTCATTTTGTCCGTCGTATGTATGCTCAAAAACTTGAACAGGTAGACCGTAAAGGCAAACAAGCGGCTGATGCCTGGCTTATCAATACCTTTGAACGATTTGTTCTGAGTCGTATAGATCAGGTTAACGAGCAGTATCTGCCGCAGGGGGTTATGCCTGCGGCTTTGTTGCCTCTGCGTGAACAATTCTGGCGCCTGCTTTGGGCTGGCAAAAGAGAGCTGAAAAGACTGGCGCATAACCTTGCTGACCTGTTGGGTAGCGAGTTTAACCGCGAGTTTGATTTCCAGATGGCCCGCACGTCCGATCCCCATTTCGCCACCCTTTCAGGTTATGGCCGCATGGGGTTTCTTGCCAATCACCTCAAAACGTCGGTCCCGTGCTGGACGGCCTACTGCAAAGAAGAACTGGAGGCGGAAGACGCACTGAAAGCAGTGGCCCGCCTGCAGTCTCCGCAGTGGTGGCTTAATCGTCTGCGCCGTATGCATGCTCGCTGGCGTGAGCATCTGATGGTTGCGGCCGGGTATGTACACAAAAAATCCGCACCGTACTGCAGTGACCCATGTTTGCAGGAATGGACGGCGCAAAAGAAAGCCAACCGCGAATTTCTGAAAGCGATGGAGCTGGAAGATGAGGACACCGGAGAGCGCGTATCGCTGATTGATAAAGTGGCCGGCAGCGTTGCCAACCCAGCCAACCGACGCCGTGAACTGATGGCGCGCATGCGTGGGTTCGAAGATTTAGCGAATGAGGCCGGACTGGCCGGGGCGTTCTTCACGCTTACCGCTCCATCCAAATACCACTCAATGCAGTACGACGGGCGCCGGAACAACAAATACAGCGGCGCGTCACCGCGTGAAACGCAGAAATATCTTTGCAAAGTATGGGCGCGCACGCGTGCGGCCTGGCTGCGCAATGGTATTCGCGTGTTTGGCTTTCGCGTTGTTGAGCCTCACCACGACGAAACCCCGCACTGGCACCTCCTGCTTTTCATGCGCCCGGAGCATATCGAACCGGCAACAGCAATCTTTCGTAAGCACGCCATGCGTGAGGATGGGAATGAGCCAGGCGCCGCTGAAAACCGCTTCGAAATGAAACCCATCGAGAAAGAGAAGGGCAGCGCAACGGGCTATATCGCCAAATACATTTCAAAAAATATTGATGGCTATCAGCTTGATGACGATCTGGATGATGAAACCGGCAAGCCTCTGAAAGAAATGGCCCGCCGCGTAAGTGCCTGGGCGTCTCGCTGGGCGATCCGCCAGTTCCAGCAAATAGGCGGCGCACCGGTAACTGTTTGGCGTGAATTACGTCGCCTCGGTGATCGTGAGCTGGTCCTGCACCCCGAAATTGAGCCAGTGCGTCAGGCTGCCGACAGCAGCGCGTGGGATTTGTACGTAAGTGCGCAGGGTGGCCCGCTGGTTTCCCGTGATCTCCTGCGCGTGCGCCTCAGCTATGAAGTCACCGAAAACGGCAACCTCTACGGGGATGACGTCTCCAAAATTTCCGGCGTTTATTCCCCGATCCGTGGGCCGGAATCACTGATTCATACGCGCACTACCAAATACAAAATTGTGCCGAAACGTCAGGCCGACGGCGTTTCCGGTTTTGACCTTGATTTTTCAGGCGGCCCCGCCGCCCCTCGGAGTTCTGTCAATAACTGTACGCGGGAGCCGCGGGAGGTTGAAAAACGCGCCGATCCTGGCGGCACGGTCATGAATGACTGTGCCAGCTGGGCGGATATTGGCTCTTTATCCCGGAAAGAAAAACGGGTGATAGCGCAGCGGCTGAGCGACGCGGCAAGGGTAACTAACAAGCGCGTAAAAGTGAGGCCAAAAGTCAGCCCTATGACGGAGCAGGAAAAGCAAATTAGTGAGCTGCTGGCTCTGCGTGGAGTGGATGCCAGTGCCGGAATGGTCCGTTCGTTGATTTCTGGCGCGGTGGTTGCCTTTGGCGATCAGGTGTTAACGGTTGAAGAAGTGCGCCTTACTGTCCGAAACCGTACTGCGGCAGGTGTTCAACGTCTGCCGTCCCAGATTGTGGAGATTAAACAGCAGGCGGATGACCTTTTGAACCGAATGAAGCGTGCATTTTCAGCGCGTGAATAGCCCGTGATCAACATGGTCAGGTCTGACGGTGTGGTACCGCGTTCCGTCATTCACCGTCAGAAATGACAGTGCTGGCCATTCATCGAGTAACGTCATTTTCGACTGTGCTGCAGGTGAATTAAAACGAAATCAGGAGTTGAGGAAAACAGAAATGACCTATCTGGGAAGCAAGGCCGCAAGCGGTGTTTTTCAAAAGATTATTGCGGAAATGCCGCCTCATGATACCTACATTGAGACGCACCTGGGCGGTGGCGCTGTCATGTTGCGTAAGCCACCGGCCCGCCGCAATTGGGGCATTGATATTGATCCCCTGACGGTTGAGGCGTTCTGCCAGGGCAATGCTGATTTCCTTGATACCGTGGGCGATAGCCTTTTTATCGATGTTGCCGATGCGGTGCAGTTTTTAAGGGACTTCGATTTTTCCTCCGCCGGTCGTGTGCTGGTTTACGCAGACCCTCCCTATCTGCATGAAACGCGCACCAGTGCCGCGCGTTATCGCAATGAATATACCGTTGCCGATCATGAGCGGCTGCTGGCCTGCCTTAAAAGCCTGCCAAAAAATGCCAGTGTGATTTTGTCCGGCTACCCATCAGCGCTTTATGACGAACTGTTAACGGGCTGGCGCCAGAAAGAATTTCAGGCCATGACGCGTGGCGGTGTGCGCACAGAGAAAATCTGGATGAATTACCCGGAGGGGAAAGCCTACTCGCACACTTTTGCGGGTAAGGATTATAACGACAGGGAGCGCATCAAACGCAAGGCGAAGCGCTGGCGCGAAAAGTTCGCAGCTTTGCCTCATGCCGAGCGGCTGGCAATAATGACGGCGCTGAGTGAAGTTAATGATTAACCTCAGCAAACAGACTCATCTGATTGATTGATAAAAAATATTTTACAACCCCGAAATCCTCCTATACTGTATATATAAACAGTGGATATGCATACAGTAATCAGCATCTCTTCCTGGGGATGCTGGTTGGTTTATCCCGTAGTGAGGATAGGAGGGAAAATGCAGGACTATCTTTTGGAGTCGTTGAAACTCCAGCGTATTGATTTCTTTATCAAGCTTGTAGCGGCTAGTGAGTGTAGCGAAGAAGAGAAACGCCTTGCGATCCAGTGGGTGTCGGAACTGACGGACGAGCTGATGGCGAAAATTCGGAACCATGATTACGGACAGGCGATGGACGTTATCAACTAAGGGGGGCTTTATGCGCATTGAAATAATGATCGATAAAGAGCAGAAGATAAGCCAGGCAACATTGGAAGCACTTGAATCCGAGCTTTACCGAAATTTGCGCCCTCTCTATCCAAAAACGGCAATCCGCATACGTAAGGGAAGCGCTAACGGCCTGGAGCTGAGCGGCTTGAAACTGGACGAAGATAAAAAGCGAGTGATGGAAATAATGCAGCAGGTCTGGGAGGACGATAGCTGGCTGCATTAAGAAACATTGTAGGCGTCAGAACTTGATTCTGACGCCCACGAGGTTGAACAACGAGTAAGGCGAGGCGTTAGGTGAAGTAACTCCTTATAAGCCATCTATGATTGAAGGGTGACTTTTTTTAAGGTATCAAAAACGATTTTCGTAAACTCATTTTCATTTCTAACATCAATATAAGCAAGGCCGCTATTGGTGATCTTGAGCTTACCGGAATATTCTAATGAATTAACCGAGCAAACAAGCCTGTCAATTCTTATTTTTTTACCCTCTAATTCTTCTTTATAATACTTCCTAAGATCACTACTGCCAATTATTTGCATTTTAGCTGTGGCGTAATCAGAAACTCTAACCCTTGAAATATCAAGTTGTGTTAAATTGATATTTACACTTGAAGATATTTCATTAAGCCAGTCTATAGGGTTTATGTCAATTTCTTCCAAACTAACACCTAAGCCAAGATTTTTTACCAAAGCCTGCGAAAAAGGCTTTAAAGTTCTGGGTGGGTTAGTAATCTGCATTACAGGAAGAGATTCTAAAGCCACGCTAAAATTTGTGGTGCGATATTCTATTCTTTCAACGGTAGTTTCGCTTCCGTCAAAGCTTGATATTTTGTCATGATAAACAATACGCTCGACAAAGCGCCCATTTGCAAAATCATGGCGTATTTTATCAAAAATGAACCCTTTCCCTTTATCCTCTGTAAAAGAATCAAGAGAAAGACGTCTAACGGCTGTTTCAAACTCAAGCCGTATGTTTAACTTAAGCCATTTAACCTTTTTCATCTTCGTTCACCTCTGATCCTATTATTATATTATAGGCATTTTCAGCGGCGGACTCAATTAATTCACTAATATGTTTTTTCTCTTGTGCCGTTGCCGCGCGAATGGTTACATTGAAACCGTCTTCTTTTTGATTGTTTATCCCTTTAATTTGATAGGCAAAGTCACAGCATTTTTCTGAGTCTTTGAAAAATGCTTCGACGTTGATTCTGTCTCCAATTCCACTTGTCGGCTTTGAAGACCATGCAATACGCCCAATATAATAACCTTTCTCATGTAGTTGAGAAAATATAGCTGAACTATTTACCCCTTCACCATTAAGGACGGCTTTCTTAACAAATCCGGTATCAATAGTTTCTTCCTTGTCTTCATCCTCACTAGCATCAGTACTGCGATTTAATTCGACTTTTGTTACGTCATCAGTCTCATAACCACGTAGACCATTCATTAATTCCTGAAAAAACTGACTTCGCAATGTAGGATCAGTTATTGCTAGTAATGATATTTCGAAGCGCTCGATAGGTTCGGACTTGATTTTAGATAGCTCGTTTTGCAAGCTCTCAATAACTTTTTTTGCCTCGGGGTTTTGAGGCATACGTACTTCAACTTTTTCAGCTCCAGGGCGAAGTTCTATTATAACATTCCGCTTGTCGATCTGACGTAATGCAGTTTTAGACAGGTCTATTTCTTCATATTTGTATTCTACTGTAAGCGAGCCATCTTTTTTAGCTACAATATTCAGGCTTTGACCTTTACTAGGGGAACATGTTTTTTTTAGTGCTTCAGCAGCACTTTTTAATTCGGCCTGATTTGTTGAGGTTTGGAAGCTCACACTCGTTGTGCTTTCCCTTGGGTCATATGTTTTGACCAGTTTTTTTATGTGTTCTAATTCATTAAATCCGTGAGGAAGTTTGGATATTTCCTCAATTAGTATTTCCTTGTCGAGTTCTGGTGATAAAAACACACCTCGATTCAACAATAATTCATGCAACTTTGCAGCGGTTATCCTTTTATGATGTAATGCATCATAAATATTTTTATCAGTTGCGAAATATAGTTTTTTAGCCATTATCGTTGCTCCATGCCGATTTGTTCAAGATTATATTCAACAACAATTTTGTCTGTCTTGTCGAAGTCAATTTTAAGAAAAAGTCTTTCATCCTCGCCTAAGAGCCAGTCTGTGCTGTATTTCTTTTTCGCTCTTTCAAAATGATGAATGGCATTTTCATTTGGGTGAATGTGACAATGGCGTAATACGATTGGTTTACCTTCGGTCAATATCTGATAAGTTGATAACATATCAAAGAAGTAAACGAATTCGTCTACTGAATCCCCCGGTTGATTGTAATAAACAACATATCCCTCAGGGTTTTTATCTCTGAGCCAACTGAAAGCCTCATGCTTTATTATAATGTATGGTGATGTTAATAATTCAATTGTTGCAGGTGTTGTCTGATTAATAGGGTGCTTTATTCTTGTTAGGGAAAGATCTGGATAATAATATGTGAACTTATCAGGTTGAGGAAGTTTGCCTGAACCAATTAATTTAGTTATGTCAGAAGATATGTTTATCAAATCTGATATTTTATAAGGGTCAAGCAAATGTAGTTTGATGTTTGGAGGGCAATTTATAGATGAGTGATCTAATTTTTTTGTAATATTCTCATAGAAGTCTTTATCATATAAATTATCATGGTTATATAAGAATAATAACCCTCTTACGTTATAACCTAAAGAATCATCATGAACATATTTCAATCGCCATTCTTCACTCACATTTGCACACTCGGTAGCTAAAGCAAGCGATGTTAAAGCTCCCTCGACTATTTTTTTCCCAATAGTACCTTCTGCATAGCTTTTGAGGTCGGTGTTGAGATAGACCATTTCCTCCTCATATGGATCTATGTAGAAAAATACAACATCGCTTGGATGCGTTTTCTTGGAATGAGCCTCTTGGCAACAATCCCAATTCATGTCCGCTCTAGCGGCACGATCCCATTTGAACACTGAGAAAATATCATCAGAAATCTTACCCGCGACTCGTTGTATAGCCGAAGTCTCTCCGCCCATTTCAATCTCGCTCCTTTACAATTGCTGTGGCAATCTGCCTGAAAATCCATCTGACTTGATGAGTAATCTAACCATATGGTTCGTATGCGTTTGTTGCATGACTATAGCGCATGAAAATGAATGATCGCAAAAGGATCGTTTTTGCTCAGTCCCGCCAGTTCTGGCGGGCTTTTACTTATGTCATGCAGGTGCATGAAAACCACTATACAAAGCGGGCAGGCGTGGCGGGGCTACGAGCGCGCGGTTTTGGGGTTAATCGCGGTTTTGGCGCCTCAATGTTGGGCGGGCATGGTCATTTTTTGGGACTGGTCGTGCGCGCCTGCGTCGTGGTGAGGCGCTGCGTTTCGTCGTGAGCTGCTAGGTAGCAAAAGCGCAGGACCGCTCAGCGAGGCGCTGAGGCGCTCTGATGGTGAGGCAGGGCATAAGGGAATAAAAAAACCGCCCGGGGAAGGGCGGTTGATATCAAAGGTTGGTCAGGTGGGCGTCAGTCTTCATCGGTCAGGTAGGGGTCAAAGCGTATCACCTCATCACCCAGCCACTCGTTAACTTCTTTGATGCGGCCCTGCAGGGGGGTAAGTTCGTTGCGAACGAAAACGCGCGCCGCTTTTTCCACATCGCCAAACCCGCCGGTATTCGTTGGAATAATCCCCATCAGCTGCGGCGGCACGCGGTGAGCTGCCAGCATGTCATCACGGCTCACATTCTTGATGTTAAGAAACTCATCTTTCGCTGCGACTTCTGACAGCGGGATGATCTGAATGCCGTCTTTCTTGCCGTTCGGGCTGTACATAAACAGGTTGCGGAAGTTGCCTGGCCCTTTCGATTTTTTAAGTGCTTCGCGTATGTTGTCCACGTCTTTCTGATCGGCGGCGGGGTCGCTCATGTACATGATGAAACCAGCATGGCTACCGTTGAGGTAATACTTACGGCGAAATAGCGTGGCCGATTCATTCAGTAGTGCGGAAGGAATGGCAGAGAGGTATTCCGGCATTCCGTATAGCTCCTGGTTAACGTCAGGTTCCATCAGATGAAACACGCTTCCCTCATCGAACTGATAGGGCTGTGAGTTGTGACCATACTGTGCAAACCAGTAGGTGTCCTGATCAATGCCGCGGCGAGTGTATTTGGCAAGCGAGGCGCGCAGCTCCAAGATCTGGCCTAACCGGTTCAAGCGTTTTTCAAGATACGCGTTACCAAATACCAGAAAGTCCTGGGCGAACCGGGAAAAGGCTTGTTTAGACAGCCAGCGGTGAGGGATGAAGGTACTGGTAAGAATATTGCGTTTTACCTGAATGGCGCTGGAGTGATGTACGGCAGCGCGGTAAGTTCGCGCCAGGCCATCCATGCTGATCGGTGGTTCGTACCAGCGGTCCACCTGCACGCACTCCAGATAATCAAATAATTCCCGGCGGTCCATAACGGGGATCGGATCGCCAAACGTAAACGCCTCCGCATGTGCATTGCTGACCATGTTGGCCGTATCGGCGGCGGTCTTGCCGCGCGGTGCCTTGCTGCGGTTTTTGCGGTTAGCCATTAAAAAATCTCCACGATGTTGCTGGTACTGGCGGAAGCTCCTGCCAGTGGTTCGTTATAAAGTGCGTGCATGGTTGCCCAGGCTAAATCCGCGTGGCTGGCTTCCTCTGTGCGGGATGCTTCGTAGGTTGGCCGGTTGCCGCTGGCGGTGGTTGAACGGCGAATGGACATAAAGGACTGCGCGATATCCAGCATCCCCGCGTCAAACTCCAGACGGCGCCCGCTGATGATGTCGTAGGCTTTAAGCACCAGGGCATTTTTAACGGTCGGGTTGTAGACAAACTCACGCGCGGCTGGGAAGAACTGCTTAACCGTTTTGTAAACACCATCGCCAACGCCGGTCGAGTCAATGCCGATGTAGGTCACGTTGTAGCGTCTGGTGATTTCCTCAATCGCTGAGGCCTGGGCGCGAAAGTCCATCCCGCGCCACTGGTGACGCTCAAGGATGCGGAATTTACCGCCGGGGACGACGGGAGGCGCAATGACCACGCAACCGGCGCTGTCACCGTTCTGCGTTCCTTTTGCCGGGTCATAGCCGATCCAGACAGGGTGGTATGCAAACGGACGCAGTAAAAGCGGTTCGAAATCGTCCCACACGTCCCAGCTGTCAACCATGCAGGACTGCAGCAACGCCAGCGGGAACACGGACGCCAGGTCGTCAACAAACTGACACATCAGCAGGTTGTTGTATTCGTCCGGGCTGTACTCCAGGCGCAGCTGGTCCAGGTCGAAAAGGTTACAGCCGCCATTTACGGCATCTTCAATGGTGACTATCTGGCGGTACTGGCCGTCAGGGCATAAAACCCCGTGCGCCAGGCTACTGTGAGAAAGGTCAAATTCTACCCTGTCGGCTTTCGGGCGCCCTTTATTGAACAGGGCACCAGACCAGAACGGGTAGGCGCTGTGCGTCAGGCTGGAAGGGGTAGAGAAATAGGTCTGGCGCCATTTTTTGTGCAGCGCCATACCGGAGGCCACCTTGCGCAGCTCCTGGAATTTCGGTATCCAGAAATACTCATCAAGATACAGATTGCCGTGATAGCTCTGCGCGGTACGGGCATTTGTACCGAGGAAGTAAAGACAGGCACCGTTAGGCAGCACCATCGGATCGCCTTTCAGCTCAACGTCCACCTCTTTTGCGAAGTCGATGATGTACTGTTTAAAAACGTGCGCCTGCGCTTTACTCGCTGACAGAAAGATTTGATTTCGCCCCGTGGTGAGCGCGTCTATCAACGCTTCACGGGCGAAATAGTAGGTTGCACCGATCTGGCGTGACTTTAAGAGGTTGCGAATACGGTGCTTAATGCCCGCATCCCACCAGTGGCGCTGGTACTCGAACATACCGGCGCGGAAAATCTCTTCCAGCTTTTCGATCTGCTCGTCGGTAAACAGGTTTTTTTCCGGTGGCTTGCGCGGGCCTTTATTACGGTTCGCCACGTTCGGATTCAGGTCTGCTTCATTCCCGCCATTGTTAAATTTGCCGATCCTGGCCTGTCGTTCTGACTGACGCGCCAGCAGGTCAATTTCTTTAAAGTCCTTTCCTTCCTTCTGCTCCTTCATGACGAGCTGGCAGTAACGTGCAGCGGTGGTGAGCTGCATCTGATCCAGTGGGCCATATTCGCCCCACTTATCGCGTTTTTTCCAGCTGTGAACGGTTGCAACTTTCTCGCCCAGCATTTCAGCAATGCGGGCTACGCGGTATCCCTGAAAGTACATCAGCATTGCCTGACGACGGGGATCGAGGTCTGCGGGGGTCAGTGTTGTCATGGCACAAACATACGGCCTCAAATCAGCACTTTCCCCGGCTTCGCATTGTGTGGGAGTTCACACAAGCCCAACGCGTTGTTTACACGCGCCCATCACCGCAAACATAAGGCTCTGAACGTGTTACGAACTAACTAACCGGAGCCGGACCGATGGCAAAAAAATCTAAGCGTTTTCGTATTGGGGTCGAAGGGGCCACTACTGACGGGCGCGTTATTGAGCGTGAATGGCTCACCCAGATGGCAGCGAGCTATAACCCGCAGGTATACACCGCGCTGATCAATATGGAGCACATCAAGGGCTTTACTCCTGATGGGCCCTTCCGTCGTTTTGGCATGGTGGAAAAGCTGGAAGCGGAAGAAATTACCGAAGGGGCATTGTCCGGGAAAATGGCGCTGTATGGCTGGATTGCCCCGACTGACGATCTGGTCACGATGACCAGCAACTGGCAGAAGCTTTTCACCTCAATGGAAGTTAACACCAGCTTTGCCGATACCGGCTCCGCTTATCTGGTTGGCCTGGCGATTACTGACGATCCGGCAAGCCTCGGCACTGAAATGCTGCAGTTCAGCGCCAGCGCAGAACATAACCCCCTGGCGCGCCGCAAGCTGGACAAAGACAACCTGTTTACCGCTGCTGTTGAAACCCTCATTGAGTTTGAGGACGTGCCGGAAAAAACCAGCCTGTTTACCCGCGTGAAAGAGCTGCTGTCCCGCAAAGGCGCCGATGATAACGCCCGCTTTGCTGATGTGAATCAGGCTGTTGAAACCATCGCGCGTGAGCATCAGACGCTGGCGGAGCAGGTCAGCACCCATCAAACCGATTTCAGCAACAAGCTGAGCGATATGCAGAAGGTTGTTGATGAGACAACCAGCGCACTCTCCACCCTGCGTGAGCAGCTTTCCACTCAGGACAGCCGCAGCGAACGCCGCCCTAATGCGACCGGCAATAACGGCGCAGAACAAACCACCGATTGCTGACGGAGCAAAAGCACAATGAAAAAAGAGACACGTTTTAAATTCAACGGCTATCTGACGCAGCTCGCCACACTTAATGGCGTGCCTGTGAGCGGTATCACCTCAAAATATACGGCAGAGCCGTCCGTTGCGCAGACGCTGGAAACGAAAATCCAGGAGTCTTCCTCGTTCCTGCAGAAAATCAACATTATCCCGGTTGATGAGCAGTCCGGCGAACGTCTGGGGCTGGGGATTGGCGCCAGTATCGCCGGAAATACTGATACCACCCAGAAAGACCGTGAACCCGTTGATCCGACCTACATCGACGGTGAAGGGTACAAGTGTACCCAGACTAACTCTGATACGGCGCTGCCTTATGCAAAACTGGATTTGTGGGCTAAATTCCAGGACTTCCAGACGCGCATCCGTGACGCCATCATTATTCGCCAGGCGCTTGACCGCATCATGATCGGCTTCAACGGCGTGAAGCGTGAAAAAACGTCAGACCGCAAGACCTATCCGCTGCTGCAGGATGTGAATATTGGCTGGCTGGAGAAAATCCGCCAGGAGAAACCCGTTCAGGTTCTGGACAAAATTGTGTCCGAGGGCGAGGTGGTTTCTCAGACTATCCGTGTCGGTAAAGGCGGCGATTTCCTGAATCTGGACGCGCTTGTTATGGGCGCCGTGAATGAGAAAATCGCGCCGTGGTATCAGGAAGATACAGAGCTTGTGGTTATCGTCGGGCGCCAGTTGCTGGCGGATAAATATTTCCCGATCGTCAACCGCGACCAGCCAAACAGCGAAGCGATGGCGGCCGATCTCATCATCAGCCAGAAGCGTATCGGCAACCTCCCTGCCGTTCGCGCGCCGTTCTTCCCGGCTAACGCCATGCTGATCACCCGTCTGGATAACCTGTCTATTTACTGGCAAGCCGGTACCCGTCGTCGTTCAGTTATCGACAATCCGAAGCGTGACCGCGTGGAGAACTACGAATCCGTTAACGAGGCGTATGTTGTCGAAGATTACGATGGCGTTTGCCTGGTTGAGAACATCGAGATGTTACCAGCGCAGGCAGACGGCAATCCGGGCGCGGCGCTGACGGCTGAAAATATTCAGACCATCGTTGCTGCAGCAGTGCAGGGCGCGCTTGATGCTCAGAATACGGGCGGCACTGGCGCCGGAGCGTGATAAATGAATCCGTTCCGTGCTCACACTCAGTATGTACAGGCACAGGATGCCGCCCGGCAGGGCGGCAGTAAAGCCAGTATGACGGGTTATAACCAGATGCTGTTACAGCTGACAGAACACCGCAGGCGCCTTAAAACCGTCCAGTCAAATGAGCGCAAGGCTCAGCTCAAACGTGAGTTTCTTCCCGCTTATGCCTCATGGATTGCCGGTTTGCTGGATGCTGACGCGTCAGGCCAGGACGACGTGGCGATGTACGTCATGATCTGGCGCATTGATGCCGGAGACTATACCGGCGCGCTGGACATTGCCCGTCATGCCATTAAACACGGATGGGTCCTGCCGCAGCGCTTCAACCGGACCTGCGGGACCGCTGTTGCCGAAGAGTTTGCCGACGCGGCAATGCGCGCTTTTTCTGCCGGTGAATCATTCAGTGCCGCCATTCTTACCCAGGTGCTCGATATCGTTGAAGGTCAGGATATGCCGGATCAGTCCCGCGCCCGACTTCATAAGGCGATGGGCTACGCGCTGCGGGATAACGATCAGGCAGTGGCGGCACTTAACCATCTGAAGCGTGCTCTGCAGCTGGATAACAGTTCTGGCGTCAAAACCGAAATCAACAAGCTTGAAAGCCGATTGCGACAGGCAATGTCGGCTTAACGAATCGTGCCAACGCGCGGGGCGGCACGGGGTGGCGACAGGCTTTATGCCGCGTCAAAACCCCGTCCACCGCCCAACTATTTGGGAGTGCCAGAAATATGCAATTCGTTTCGCCGGAACAGGCCGGGGAAAGTACCCAGGACGTTATTAAAAACACCAGTTTCTGGCCTGATGTCAGGGTTTCAGAGTTCCGCCGTGATATGCGCATGGATGGGAGTGTCACCGATCCACGCCTGCGTCTGGCGTTGCTGACAGCGATTGCTGAAGTTAACGCCGATCTTTATGAGTTCCGCGAGAAACAACGGGCGCAGGGGTATGCGAGCCTGGCCGACGTCCCTGCTGATGTGATCGACGGCGAAAGCCAGCGGCTCATGCTGTATCGCCGTGCGGTGTTTTGCTGGGCAAAAGCAAACCTGGTTGAGCGCTATCGCGATTTTGACGCAACCGGCGACGGAAGCAAGAAAGCCGAAGATATCGAAACAACCTTAGGCGAGCTGTGGCGCGATGTGCGCTGGGCGGAGTCCCGCCTGCGCGATATGCCACATATGACGGTGGAGCTGATTTGATGAAAGTGCGTGCGCATCAGTATGACACGGTGGACGCACTCTGCTGGCGCCATTACGGGCGCACGCAGGGAGTCACTGAACAGGTGCTGCAGGCGAATCCGGGGCTGGCTGAATATGGCCCCTTTTTACCGCACGGGCTGCAGGTGGAGCTGCCGGACATCACGGCGTCAACCACTGCGCAGACTGTCCAGTTATGGGACTGAACTATGACGCTTGAACGAATCAGCGCCTTTATCACTTACTGCGTTGCCCTGCTTCTGGCATGGCTCGGCGATTTGTCTCTTAAAGATGTATCAACCATTACCGGTCTTGCGCTGGGGATTATTACTGCAGCGGTGACCTGTTATTTACGCTGGAAAGCCTACCAGCTGCTGCGGGACGGCAGAATATCCAGGGGGGAATATGAGTCCTTCAATCGTTAAGCGTTGCCTGGTCGGCGCGGTGCTGGCGATTGCCGCCACGCTGCCGGGCTTTCAGTTGCTTCATACCTCCGTCGAGGGGCTGAAACTGATTGCTGATTTCGAAGGGTGCCGCCTGCAGCCATACCAGTGCAGCGCCGGGGTCTGGACTGACGGGATCGGCAATACGTCCGGGGTAGTGCCGGGCAAAACCATAACGGAGCGACAAGCCGCGCAGGGGCTGATTAATAACGTATTGCTGACGGAAAAAAGGATTGAAGCCTGCCTGCAGGTTAAGCCACCTCAGCATGTTTACGATGCCCTGATCAGTATCGGTTTCAATGTCGGAACGGGGGCAATCTGCCGGTCAACAATGGTTTCTTACATCAATCGCCAGCAATGGTGGCAGGCGTGCAACCAGCTCCCCCGCTGGGTTTATGTAAATGGTCAACGGAATAAAGGGCTGGAAAACCGGCGCGCCCGTGAGCTTGCCTGGTGTCTTAAAGGGGCAGGGGCATGACGCGCGCGCTGGCGGTGATCCTGGCTCTGGTGCTGGCATTGCTGGGCTGGCAGTCATGGCGGCTTAACAATGCCGGTCACACCATCGGGACGCAGGCTGAGGCGCTTAAAAAGAACAAGCAGGAGTTGGCGAAGAAAAACAGCCAGCTCATCAGCCTGTCCATTCTTACCGAAACCAACAGCCGGGCGCAGATGCAACTTTATGCTGCAGCGGAGGAGACTTCCGCACTGTTGCGGAGTCGCCAGCGCCGGATCGAGGAGCTAAAACGTGAAAACGAGGATTTACGCCGCTGGGCTGACACTCCTTTGCCTGCTGACATTATCCGGCTGCGGGACCGCCCGGCCCTCGCCGGAGGTGCAGCTTACCGTGAGTGGTTGTCCAAAAGTGACGCAATGCCGCCTGGACAGGTCAGCGCCGCGCAGTAATGGGGATTTGAACCAGGTGCTGGATGAGACTGAGGCCGCCTGGGCAGTATGTGCCGACAAAGTGGACACGATCATAGCGTGTCAGGAGCGAGACAGTGAACAAGCCGCAGTCCTTACGCAACGCCCTGAATAAATCGGTAGCGTATGTCCGTGACAACCCGGACAAACTGCACCTTTTTGTTGATAACGGTTCGCTGGTCGCAACCGGCGCCCGTTCAATGTCATGGGAATATCGCTACACCCTGAACGTGGTGATTGAAGACTTTAGCGGCAACCAGAATTTAGTGATGGCGCCCGTATTGCTCTGGTTAATGACCAATCAACCGGACGCTATCAACAACCCGGAGCTGCGCGAAAAACTTTTTACCTTTGACGTCGATATCCTGAGCAACGATCTGTGTGATATCAGCCTCAATCTGCAGCTCACGGAGCGCGTGATTGTCAGCACAGACGGCACCGTATCGAGCGTTGAAGCGGTGCCGGAACCCGACGTGCCCGAAGAAATGTGGACGGTGAAACGTGGATGACCTGCAGAGGGTGGATGACTGGCTGGCAGCCCTGCTGGCGAATCTGGAACCGGCAGCCCGCAACCGTATGATGCGACAACTGGCGCAGGAGCTGCGCCGGTCGCAACAGCAAAATATCAGGCTGCAGCGCAATCCAGACGGCACCACCTTTGAGCCGCGCCGGGTGACGGCCAGAAGTAAAAAGGGGCGCATCAAGCGCCAGATGTTCGCCAAATTGCGCACCACTAAATACCTGAAAACCGCAGCCACTGCGGACTCTGCCAGCGTGCAGTTTGATGGGAAAGTCCAGCGCATCGCCCGTGTTCACCATTATGGTCTGCGTGATCGAGTCAGACGCAACGGCCCGGAGGCCCGGTACCCGGCACGCCGTCTTTTAGGCGTGAATGATGAGGTGGAAACCATCACCCGTGACACGCTGTTGCGCTGGCTGTCGGAGTGAAATTTGTGTCACGGACGGCACAAAGCCCAACGCTGCCTCCCTTTTCCCTCTGATGGCAACCTTTCGTTATGAACGCACAACTAACCGAAATCATGCGCCTTATCACCAACCTGATCCGCACCGGCACCGTAACCGAAGTGGACCGGGAAAACTGGCTGTGCCGGGTGAAAGTGGGCGAGCTTGAAACCAACTGGATTAACTGGCTGACACTGCGCGCAGGCGGTGCCCGTACATGGTGGTGCCCGTCGCCGGATGAGCAGGTGGTGGTGCTGAGTATGGGCGGCAATCTGGAAACCGCTTTTGCCTTACCTGCGATCTATTCCAACCAGTTCGCCCCGCCGTCGGACTCTGTGGACGGCTGCGTAACGGAATACCCGGACGGTGGCTGGTTTGAATATGAACCAGCCACCGGCCGCTGGCATGTGCGGGGCATCAAATCCATGGTGATCGAGGCTGCAGATAACATAACCCTGAAAACGGGGGAATTTGTGGTGGAAGCAAGCAACACGCGAATAAACAGCGAAGTGGTGATCAATGGTGGCGTCACCCAGGGCGGCGGCGCCATGAGTTCTAACGGGATCGTAGTCGATAAACACGGTCATACCGGCGTTAAGTCCGGCGGTGATACGTCGGGAGGTCCGGTATGACGCTGTATATCGGCATGAGTCAGGGCAACGGCAGGGCCATTACCGACACGGACCACCTGCGCCAGTCGGTCCGGGATATTCTGCTGACCCCGCAGGGAAGCCGCATTGCCCGGAGGGAATACGGCTC